AATTCTTTAAAATAAAAATGAATAAGGGGGCGGTGGGGTAAGTCGCATTTTATAGTATATATATAGTGCAACTTACCCCACCTGGATGTATCACATTTAATCTCTTTTTGGAAAATAAACTTTTTCATCTTCATCATCATTATCATCTGTAATAGGTTTAACTTTAATAAGATCTTTATAATAATCTGTTGGTGTAAAACTTCTAATATCACATTTTATTTTAAGTCCTTTATTAATTCTATATTGTAGTAATTCATCTATATATTCTCTGCCCTTAATATAACTTAAGCCATAATCATATTGTTCTTTTCCATCTACTTTTTTTCTTATTGATTTTATTTTAATTGAATATGGTTGTAGCATTGAATTACAACAACCCATAAAAGATTTAATAGAATCAAAATTATTCTGAATTGATCTACAATTGAAAAGTATTCTTAAACCTTTATCATCTTTAAATGTTTCTAATTGACTAATTCTTGATGTGAATTCATCATTATTTAAAGTTGTTTTTCTATCATACATATTTTTAAATCCTAAATCATTAATAAGTGATTGAACAATTTCAATTCTTTTAATTTCTTCTTTATAATAATTACTTGTAGTTTTTTGTATATTATCAGAATCAATTAAACCAATGTATTTTTTGATAGTTGAAAATTCATAATTATCAATTAATTCTTGATTTAAAATATCAACACCTAAAGATTTTTTGAAAACATATTTTTTAATTTTTAGTTTATCTAGTTCTGTTGCTTGACATTCCGCCTGTATAATAAGTAATTTTTCATATTCTAAACTATTAATATCATCAACTGATAATAATATATCTTCTATTTTTTCCTTATCATCATCATCTTTTTTCTTTTTTTGTTCTTTATATGTTGTCATATCTAATTGAAAAGAATGACCTTTACTAATTAGAATCTTTTTCAAATGACCTAAAAAATAATAATTATTCTTGTATAAACTTTCAATTTTATTAAATATATAATTTGAATCATAAAAATCTAATTCTTTTTTAATTTTACCATTATTAATTACTTCTTTCATTTCAACTACATTCAAATTAATTAATAAATTTTTAACTTCATCATAATAATATTTATTATTGTCATCTATTTCATTAACATCTAATTTATAATTCATATTTAAAACCCAAATATTCTTTTCTTTAATTTTTCTAACTCTTGATAACATCTGACAGAATGCTCTTTGTGTTGTTGAATTTTCACATATAATTCCATATATAGAATCAAAATGTTCCATATCAAAATTAACACCTGATTCAATTGTTGGTGAATATATTAAAACATCACAATCTGCCCAATTTGTTTTTACATCTTTTAAATCATCTTTAGTATTATCACCAGAACTACCGGTATATACTAAAACTTTTTTATTTGTGAAAGCTACTTTAAAATTTTCATCTTCCATTATTTTATCGCATTGAGTACTACTCATACTTACAATTACTACTTTTTTATTATATTGTATATCGTGTATAATTTTTTTATAATATACTTCTTTATTTGTCATAATAATAAATGATTTTTTATTAATTTTAATATCATTTACAATATTAATACTTGGTCCAAAATGATTTAAAAAATTATATGTTCTATCATCAATATCACCATCTAAAACAATCATCTTTTTTGATACCTTAATAATTTCTACCATCCAATTAAATGTGTCTCTTTCTTTTCCTTTGAATGTCATATGATTAAAATGATTTAATATTGATTCAACTTCATCAATGATAACTAAATCGTATGATGGAATATCATATTCATCATCACAAAACATCATATGAGGTTTTAATTTATTAAGACTCTCTAATTGAATAATTAACCTATCGGCGCTATAATCTTTACTTTGATACCCTTTAAAATTATAATTTTCAGCAAAAGAACCTAATATATCATTGGTTAAAGTTTTTCTATAAGATAACCATAATATTTTTTTAGGTTCATATTTTTTAAATATTTTTTCTATTAGTGTTGTTTTTCCTGTATCATATGGAGATTTTATAGATAAACTTTTAATATCAGATTTGAAAAATTTATTTACATTAAATGTTAATGGATCATTCATATCATCTAAATTTGAATTTGTTTCAAGATTAATTAAACGTCTTTGACTCATTTTAATAATATCATCATCATTAATAAATTTTGTAATTGGAAAATCAAATTTAAATTTTAATGATGAAAACACTTCTGGTTTAGTTTCTTTTAATCTAGCATATAAATAAGCTTCTGTGATATCATCTTTTAATTTTGTATTATTCCACATTTTTAAACATTCTGATTCACTAATAAAATCTTTACCCATTGACATTCTTATAAAATCATCTGATGTATAATTAAGATTCTTCATAAAAAAAGCCATATTACGCCATCTTTCATATCCTGAATGAAATTCATCTTCTAACTCATCTAATAATTTATAGTTAGGTTCAAAAGTTTGTTTGATTAATTTAGTATAATTTGGTTTCTTATCTTCTTTTACTTCTTTCTTTGTTTTATGATTTAAAATTAAATCTTCAATTGCTGGTGGTAATAATGCTATATCATTAATATTATCTGTAATATAACGAAATTCATATTTTTTAATATTATCTCCTGTTCCATATTGTGATGGTTCAGAAATTAAACCATTAACAATATCTATTTGTCGTTTGATTCCATCAACTTCTAAACCTACTATAGGTCCATTATTAATTAAATCAGTATTAAATGTTCTAAAATAATAATGAATACCATTATTACCTGTAATTTGTGTAAATGTTTTAAAATGTGTTTTTGTTTCTCTACAATAATTTCTAAAATAATCTATACCAGTTATTCCTTCTACATCTTGTTTATTATCTAAATCAATAATATATAAATATGAACCATCAGATAATTTTGTTTTATTTCTAATCATAACTGCATTATGTTTTTTATCAATTGTTGTTTTCGTTATTAGTTGCCATTCTGATGGTGGTTTCATCTCTTTTTTTCCTTCCTTATTCATTTTTAAATTAATACCAATAACTACAAACCCTAAATTTTCGTAATTTTTAAAGATTTTTTTATCACAAGACATTATTATTATACTATAGAAAATAATTCTTTAAATATAAATATTTAAAAATTTCTAAAGTATTTTATTTTATATTTAAAGAATTATTTTGTATAGTATAATAATGAATACTCAAATTTGTGAAAATACTTTAGAAATTATTAAAGTTGATAAATATAAAGAATCTAGGGTTAGATGGCAAAAAGAAAATAAAGAAAAGATGGCAGAATATGCACGAAATTATTATAGGAAAAGAACAGACACTGATCCAGAATATAAGAAAAAATTATGTGAGAAAGCTAAAAATAATAAAATTAAAGCAGGAACAACTAAATCAAAGAAAGTAGGAAGACCTAGAATAATATCTAGTGATTCTTATGGAAATAAAATATAATATAATACTATTTATTTGGTGGGGTAAGTTGCACAATATATATACAATAAAAATGCAACTTACCCCACCGCCCCCTTATTCATTTTACTATTTCAATATTTTAGTAAATAATTATTAGAAAATAATTATTTAATAGTATTCTTTTTATAAATTAATATTTATTTACGAATATATTTACCTAATCGCCCACCAGATAGAACCCCACCAGATGGAATACCACCAGACATAACACCACCAGAAGGAGAAGCAGAAGCAACACCTTTACGAGCTTTGAAATGTTTCATCATATTCATTACACCACGATTATCACGAACACCACCCACAAGGCGTTCATAATCAGATTGAGAAAGACGAGGAACAGCCGACCCATCTTTACTTGTCATTACCATCTCTTTATTAAGAACGCCAGAAAATGATTGAGCCGTTCCTTGATGTATTACCATATATCCACTAGTAATAGTTATAACAACAATCTCAGGGGTTATTGTTTGTCCAGCACCACCAGTTGATGTTGTTCTAGTTTGATTAGTAATTCCTAATTCAAATTGGAGATTATAGCTTCCGAGCGAAGATGCACTTAGGTATTCTGGTAAATTGAAGCTATATGCAGGTTGAAGAACAAGAAGAGAACCAGTAGTTGGTATTAATTCACCAGTTCCAAGAGCAGATGAGGTAAGAACTTTACCGGTAAATTCATTAAATGATTGAGATGATCCGGCTTTTTGAGAAAGCGCCCATAATTCTTGCTGACTACAGGAACTTAAAATTCCGGCTACGTTATTAAAGTTAATAGAAACACTATCAATAGTAAGGAAAGAATCACTATTTTTAGATGTTTGTTGAGACATTGGAATACGAGCAAAAATTAAGATACTATCTGGAATTTGATTTAATGCAACGTTAGAAGATGAATATTTAGCGGTTGCGAGTGGAGCAAGAGGTCCAACATTTGAACCATTAGTAATATATCTATCATATTGTAAAATTGGAAGAACATTACGAGCAGAAATTTTAGCATATTGAGATGGTTGAACACTTAAATAATTAACAAGCATTCTTAAATTATTAAAACCACTTTGGCTTGCGTTATTAGTTCCAAAAGAATAAACATAATTCCATTTATTGGATGTTCTAAATACACGTTTCAATGTATTATCAAGAGTAAAATTGAATGAAATATTATTGATACCCAAAAAACCAGCTTCATTAGCAACACAAGGATTTGAAATGAAAGGAGAAAGGAAAAGAAGAGGTTCAGTTAAATGTGTAGTTAATGTAATAATCCAATAATCGGCAAGATCAGTAGAAACAACACTTGAATCAGTAAGAACGCCACCTACATAATGCGCAATAACCATTGAAACAGGATGAGCACCACGACCACGAATTTTATTATCAAATGAACTATTATTAATTGTTCCTAAAGGATTATTGACAGCCCCAACACCATTAACATAATTAAAATATACATCATCAACCATTGATGGAGTCCATCCATCATATTCAGTATGTATTTTTTGATCATTCATTCTAAGTAATGATGCCATAACATCTTGAGTATTAACAGATAATCCACAGTTATTAATTAAAGTATTTTGAGTTAAATAACAAGCATTAAGCGGGTAAGGTCCAAAGCCATCAGTTAAACCCCAATTCCAAGCAGTAGCCCCTACAGCTACATTTGATACACGGATAGAAAATTCAACATCAGAATCAACAAGAAATCGTCTATCCACTACAATATTTTCACTAGGAACGTTAATTTGCCACGTGTGCGATACATTAGATGCGGTATTTGCACTTTGTGGTTGATAAGTATTTTGTTGTGCTCCACCTTGCACAGCGAATGAAATCTCGCCGGAAATATCTTCAATTCTAGAATCATTTATTAAAACAGTTTTCAAGTCTGACATTTATTATATATATTTATATTAGATTTAATTATTTAAAATTTTTTTTAAATTAAATATTATTTTAATCATTAATATATTTCAACTTCTTTTCAAATAACAATTTAATTGATATACTACAACCAGCCGGAAGTAATATAGGATTTAAACGACCTTGTCTATCCTTATAAAATACACTTATATCTATATTTGAAATTGGTTTATCACCAATTAAACCAACACGTCTATATTCAGCACTAGGTATATAAGTAATAATAGGTTTATATATACCATCAGTTGTAAAATCAGTAATAATTTGAGATTGTATATTATTATTACCCGATTGTTGTTGATTGATACCATTAACTATTAATGCAGGTAAGCCTTCATTATTAGGAACAATTGGTAATGTATTAGATGCAAGAGCAATTGATAAAATAGGATTCCAAGAACTAATAGTTGAATATTCTTGAAATATTTGATATGCAGTAAATAATGGTGTTCCAAATGGTGGGTAGTCAGCTTGATTAGCAACAGAGAAAACATTTGTTTGTAATAAGAAGTTTCTATTATATGGATCATTAAAACTTTGAATCAAAAAAGGAAAAGAACTAAATAATTGTCCTAATGCTTGATTAAAAAAAACTTTAATACCATTTGTATTTAAATTATATCCAGCGATATCAGCATTGATTATACCTATATTATTTTGTGTATCAAATACCATCACAGGCGCAAAAGCACTAGGTAATACACCCGCTACAGTTGCTAAATTATTATATGCAGTTTGGAAACATTGATTAACAAGATATATCCAATATTGATAAGTGTATATATCATAATAACCATTACTATTATCTTGTAATTTATTAACAGTCTGTGATGGTGGTTTAGGTACTGGTGATACTTTATTTTGTGGTATGAAAATAACAAATGCAGGAGCACCAACGAAATTATTATATTGTAATGTAATACTATATATTGTTAAGTTTGGATTACTTGTTGCAGTTTGAATCATTGGAATAAAAATAGGTAAATAATTTGTGTCTAATTGCCATCGTGCCACAACTAAATCATATTTGTAAGGATCATAAACAATAGGAGAACTTCTAGTTTCATTATAATATGCGACCGGCGGGCGTGTATCTGTATTATTAAGATTACTAATAACCATATCATAATAAATCTTATCTGGTAAATATCTAGGTTGTGCAGTTGTCATTTATATATAATATTATATATATTTTAAATTTAAACTTTTTTATATTATTTTAAATTATAATAATCCAGAATTAGATTATTATATATATTTAATCTAGATTTAGATTATATTTAGATTATATATAGTGATAATTTATAAATTATCATCAGTGATAACCTATTTTAGATTAAATTTAGATTATTTAATGTGATAATAATAATTTAGATTATATTTATTGTAAATATAATCTAAAAATAAGAAATTAATTTATATTTGAGTGAAAATAACACGGGCGGTATTATCAAAACTAAGAGGAGAATCACCGAATATCATATACATTTCTTTAGTTGATACCGCAAAGTTAAGTGTTAGTCCGACTGTTGTTGCTTTAGTAAATGTTATTGTTTGAGTACTATTAAATAACATATATACATTATTACAAGCACCAGTTATTGCAGTTGATGAATGAGATTGTGATGTTAATAAGAATCCAACGCCTACTTCTGATAAAACTAAATGAGCATACCCCATATTAGGAATAGTTTTAACTTCAGCACCAGTTATAGCACCATCAGGAATTGCGACATTAGGACCAAGTGCAATTCCGGCGATCATTTGAACGCTATAATGTCCGGCAGGAATAGTTATAGTTTTTTGTGATAAAGGAGCGCCCGCATTTGAAACTATTTGAAAAATTTCATTATAACCAGCAGGATCAGTTGGTAATTTTTGAGCGTAAAAACTACCAGGGGCACTTACATAATCATTTTTTAAAATATAGGTTTGTTTTGAACCAGGTGTAATTGTTAAATAACTTTGAAACGACATTTATTATATATATATATTTAGAATATTATTAAAATAAAATTTTTTAATATTTTTCTATTATTTTTAAATGTTCTACTGGAATATAAATATAATCACTTTTACTTGATGCTTTAACATTTCTATCAAATTTTTTAATTTCAAATGTATCAAATAATTCTTTCTTATATTTAATATATGTTAAACAATCAGTATATTTAAATATTAATATTGTTTTCTTACTACCACCTATTTTATTTCTTCCTATTAGTGTTGTAGGGTATTTATCTTTAGTATTTGTTCTTGTTTTCAATTCATAATAATATTTTTCACATTCATAATCAAAAGGCGATAATTTATTATCTATTTCATTTATATCTCTATTAAAAAATTCTCGTATCACTGGTAATAATTTTGTTTGTTCAATTAATCCACGTCTGTTGTCTTCTGGATAAAAACCCATATTATAATATAGTGTATAAAATAAAATAATCTAAACTCAATTTAAATTTTCTTAACTTTTTTTTATTTTATATATTATATAATAATGTCAAAAGAAAATGTAATTAACTTGTACAAGAAAGAATTAAAGAAAATGGTATCAGAGGATGATTTCGTTCGTAATTTTGGATTAGATGTTAAAGATAAAATATTAAAATATAGTGATTTACAAAATTATAAAACTATAGATGAATTAATACCTAATAAAGATGATTTTAGAATATTACTATTAGAATCTGAACCATCAGTTGGTCATTGGGTTTGTTTAATTCGTAAAGGTGATACACTTGAATTTTTTGATTCGTATGGAAAAACACACAAAGGAGAATTAAAATATATTCCTAAATTTATAAATAAAATGTTAAATCAACCTGATGATTATTTAACAAGGATAATGAAAAGTAGTAAGAACCCTATATTTTCTACATTAAAATTACAAAAAGAAAATCCTGATATTTGCACTTGTGGACGCCACGTAATAGCCCGTATATTATGTAGTAAAGCCGGCTTTGATCTGAATGATTATGAGAAATTAATAAAGAGAGAAATAAATAAACGAGAAATGCCATCTGATATAATTGTATGTCATTGGATTCCAATAAAATAAAAATGAATAAGGGGGCGGTGGGGTAAGTTGCATTTTAGAGTATATATAGAATGCAACTTACCCCACCAAGATTATATTTAATCATTTTTGGTATATTGATTATCAATAGTTCCTGTTGAAGTAGCCATCATTTTAGCATCATTAACTTTCTCATTATTTAAATTACTATATTTATCTGTAAGGTAAATATTCCTTAACATACTACTACCAATTTTTTTATTAAAGATTTTATATAATATTTTTGTAATACCATTTTTATCAAGTTCAGAACCATCTAATTTTTGTAATAGATAATATCTTATTTTAAATTTCTTGATCCAAGCACATAATATAATAAATAATTTATCATTAATATCAATTTCTTGTGATTGATAAGTTCCTTTTGTTTTATAATTATTGAATATCATCTTTTTATTAGATATATCAAAAAAATTAAAATCTTTGTTTTCTGTTCCTTTATACTTAGCAACAGCCAGCATTTTTAAGTAATCAAGATTTCTTCTCGGTGGTTGTAATACATATAATGATAATACAACATAAGATAATAATTTATTATATTCATCACCAGTAATACTTTTCTTTTTAAAGAGTGGTTTAACTTCTTCTTCCAACTCATCATATTTCTTTTTAACTTCATCTTGTGATATCCATTCATCATCTTGTTTTTCTGATTTAGTGTTATTTGTTTTTAATTTATCATTGTATTCAATTAATAATTTATAATATGTTTCATATGGTTTTTGCATTTTAAGATCATTTTTTAAAATAGAACAAATAGCGATTATATAACTTCTTGCGGTTGTATCTTTCTTTTCTTTGATTTGCTTAATAATACTTTCTGTGTCTTTCAAAAAATTTAAATTCTTTATCTCTTGATTGTTATTTAATCTTTTAAGATTTGCTTCATATAATTTTAATGATCCTTCACTTAATCCACGACCAGTTAATTTACCTTCAATTATTGTATTCATATAATCTATCTTAGATTATTATTTTAAAATAAATTTTATTATAATTAAAATATTAATTATAATATATATGAGTTATTCAAATTATCAATTAAATCAAAGAATTAATAATTTACAGAATCAAATTAATAATTTAGGTCCGTCTGGTAGTCAAAATATAGATGAGGTTTTACAAGTTGGTAATACATCAGAAACAAATATCATTTTTGATAATAGTTCTATTAATTTACATACTAATATAGATGATATAACAATAACTGCAAAAAATGTAAGTAATGGTATTCTTACTGCAACTTGGGATGATATTTTAGTTGGTAGTTCTGGAACAGTTCCAAATTTACAACAGGTTTGTAATGTTGGTTTTGAAACTAACACAATGATTAAATTAGATGATGGTTATAGTTATAACGAAATAACAACAAATTCAATAAATTTATCAATTGGTGGAACATATCCAAATATATATGCAGAATTAAATTTATATTGTGATAATGATAAAGGTAATTCTATTGATTCTAAATTTTATAATGGAACTACAGAATATTCATTTTTACTAAATAAAAATAGTCTTGAATTTTATAACAGTGATGCAAATAGTGTTAATTCTGTTTTTTCAAATGAAAAATTAGAAATTTCAAATAGAGATAATAATAATAAAAAAGCAACATTAACAAAAGATAATCTTATTTTACATACTAATTCTAATGATATTACAATAACGGCAAATGATGTATCTAATGGAAGAATAACAACGGATTGGAACACTATATTAACTGGTAGTGGTGGAACTCAAAATTTACAACAAGTTTGTGATGTTGGTAGTTCAACAAATACACAAATTGATTTAACATTTGGAAATGCTACAGGAATAGTTAGAGGTGGTCAATTAAAGGTTTCTTCTCAAACTGGTAATAGTGCAACTATTGAACCCGAATCAATAGCATTATATAATATAGGATCAAGTTTAACTACTACAATTACGCCTTTATATGTAAGTAGTGGAGGATTACTTAAAAATTGGTCATCCATTTTATCATCTTCAATTCCAACATTAGAACAGGTATTAGGAGCAGGAAATAGTTCAGTATCTGTAATGAGTTTTACAAGTGGTGCAAATACTACATCTTATAATGGTAGTGGAGTTAATTCTTCAAATTCTGCGGATAATTATTGGGCTAATTTAAGTGCATATGGGTTTGTGGCGATGAATACTAATAATAATGATAGAATGGTATTATATCCTAATAGCTTAACATTAACTAATTTTTTAACTGGAAATCCTACAACAATAACTCAAAATGATGTTTTATATAATGGAATAACTAAATCTTGGTCTGATATTCTTAATCCACCAGTTCCACCACCACCAACAATACCAACACTACAAGAAGTATTAACAAGTAGTAATACCGCAACATCAAGTCTTATTATTAGTGATAATGGTAGTTCAACTTTATCAGACACTGGTCTTAGTGTTGTATCAAATGGTATTGAAACAACATCAATAACATCTTTAGGACTTACTTATAGTAATACAACTAGTGGTGTGAATTCATCATTAAATGCTGGAACATTATCTATTAAAAATCTTGATACAGGTAAAGGAACACAATTAACAGAATTAAATTTAACAGTTGGTATTGAAGAAAATCAAAATCAAGTAGTAATAACAAAAGATAGTATTCTTGCTAAAAATACAAATACTTCTAATGAAGCATTATTAAAAATTGAAGGTTTAACAATTGGAAATACAACATATAGTAATATAGCAAAAGATACAATTTCATTAGTAAGTCCTACTGTTAGTTCAAATATAACAGTTAATTCACTTAATTTTTGTAATTCAGTATCACCGGGTCAATTTAGTTTAAATTATAATGGTAGTCAGGTTATTTCTTGTTTAGGTTCTACTTATTTATTTAATGGTACGGCAAATAACGCAATTAATGCGACTAATGCTAATTTTTCAACAACTTCAGGAACTGCTACATCTGCAACTAGCTCCGGGTTTTCAACTACTTCTGGTGTATCAAATAATTCTAATATTACAGATACTAATGATAGCGCAACTTTTTATTTACCAATGTTTAGTGGTGCAATTGCAACAGGAATAACAACAGTCAAACAACTTTTTTGTGATTCAACAACAGGTCCATTATCATATGTTCCTTCAACAAGTTTATTAACTACTTCATTAATAGCATTACAAACATCAGCGCCATCTGTTTCTTATAATAATACTACAGGTGCTTTAAGTATTACAACTTTATCTTGTACATTCCAAGATTTTAATTGGACAATTCCAGCAGGTCAAGCAACAGTAAATGTAGTTTCTTTTACTATATCAACAAAAAGAAATAATTCAATGAATAGGATATATATTATTAATAATAGTGCTACTTCTTTTCAATTTCCAACGATTATAACATCAGGAACACAAACAAATAGAGTTGGTTGGACAAGTGCCCAAACAATAGGGGCGGGTACTTCTTGGATGCTTACCGCTACCAATGCTGGTTCTAATGGCGGGAACTTTGTATTTTTAGATTTGAAACAGTATTTTTAAATTTAGATTATTTATTTATAATTTTTATTATAAATAAAATATTGTATTATTATATAATGAGTTTTTCAAATTATCAATTAAATCAAAGAATTAATAATTTACAAAATCAAATAAATAATTTACCACCACCAATAACACCAGATTTAGAACTTGTATTAAATGCCGGTAATACATCGGATAATTCAATATTATTAACAGGTGGTGCAAGTATTACCGCTAGTGCTTTTAATGGTAATGCAACTAGTGCAACAAGTGCATTATATGCATCTACTGCCGGTAGTGCAACAAGTGCATTATATGCAACTACTGCCGGTAGTGCTACCACTGCAACTACTGCGGATAATGCGACAAGTGCATTATATGCATCTACAGCTGGTAGTGCTACCACTGCAACTACTGCGGATAATGCGACAAGTGCATTATATGCATCTACAGCCGGTAGTGCTACCACTGCAACTACTGCGGATAATGCGAATTATGCAACTAATGCGGGTAATGCAACTACTGCGGATAGTGCAATAAATGCAAATTATGCAACTAGTGCGGGTAGTGCTACAACTGCAACAAATGCAAATTATGCAACTAATGCTGGAAATGCAAATTATGCAACTAGTGCGGGTAATGCAACTACTGCGGATAATGCAAATTATGCAACTAGTGCGGGTAGTGCTACAACTGCTACTAATGCAAATTATGCAACTAGTGCGGGTAGTGCTTCAACTGCTACTAATGCGACTACTGCGGATTTTGCGACAAATGCTGGTAGTGCTGGTTTTGCTACAAATGCTGGTAATGCTACTACTGCTAATTTTGCTACAAATGCTGGTTTTGCTACAAATGCTGGTAGTGCTGGTAGTGCTGGTAGTGCTGGTTTTGCTACAAATGCTAATTTTGCTACAACTGCGGGTAGTGCTACAACTGCTACTACTGCTACTACTGCTATAAATGCTGATAATGTTTATAATTCAGGTTTAACAACAAATAATGATTTTTCAGTTGCTTATTTACAAAATAATACTGTTGGTAATACAAAAATATCATCTGATACAATAGGTAATCATTTTCATTATAATCCATCAACAAATACTTTACATCTTGCGAATGCATCTAGTAAATTAATTGTTAGTGGTGGTGCTACTGCATTAACTGTGCCTAATGCTACTACGATTAATTTTTCAAGTGCTAATGTTAATGCGGTTTCATTTACTGGTGCTTTAATAGGTAATGCTAATACCGCTACTACTGCTACTACTGCTACTACTGCTACTACCGCTACTACCGC